TTTCTTCGACAGGTTTTATGTCTCCGTCTTTACCGTCCTTACCTGCAACCCCTTGAAGACCCTGCGGTCCTGTGTCGCCTTTTGGTCCTGCTGGTCCGACTGGTCCTTGAATTCCTTGCTGTCCGTCTTGTCCTCGCTCACCCCTGTCACCCTTGGGACCTCGCTCACCTTGAAGACCCTGTTCACCGGCTGGTCCAACGGGACCCATTGCGCCTGCTTGTCCATCTTTTCCGTCCAGACCACTTTTGCCATCTTCGCCCCTATCGCCTTTCAGCCCTTGAGGTCCAGGCTCACCAGGAATGCCTTGAGGACCAATGTCACCTTGTTCGCCTTTGTCGCCCTTCTCACCTTTTTCTCCACGCAGTCCATCGGGTCCCATATTACCTTGGGGACCAACTTCACCTTTTTCACCACGTTCGCCTTTGTCTCCCTTATCGCCTTTAGGACCTTGTGCGCCAGTTGCGCCAATGGCTCCACGTGGACCGACAGGACCAGGAACTTGTTCAACGATTAATTCTGTTGTTTTCTTTTCTAAAAGAGATACTAACTCTGTTTTGAGTTTTTGTATCTCTTGTCTTGTATATGCTACAGATGTTGCAACAGAAACTGCTTCGCTGAGAGTGCCGCTAAGATTAGTTTCCTTCTTTGTCACCCTTGGCCTCTTCAACTAGTGTTCCAAAAAATGCAGTCATAGACTTAGCCAATTCTCTCTGGTCTGCGTCATCAATTATTCTAGTTTCAGTTTCTTCTTTCTTCACGCTAACAACAACTTGTTGTGGTGGTGGAGGCGGTGGTGGAGGCGGTGGCAAGTCTTCTGGAGATATGCCTTCTTCATCCATTCTTGCTTTGTCTTCTTCCATCTCTTCATCCATTTGTTTAATATCATCTTCACTCTGATGTAGAATGTTTGTTCTGATATAATTTACAGAGAAGTATTTTCCGACATAACCATCAATGTCTGAAAGAATAGCTAAACGCTCTTTCATAATTTCGGTGTTCTTTAATTCTGCAAAGTGTGCATCTGATTGATAGTCATAGCTAATTTCTTCTTTCATCTGCTCCCACTCTTTACGGGTACAAACGCCTTTAAGAAGAAGCTGTGTCTCAAGCATCTTATCGAATAGAATAGAGAATCTTAAACGTAAGCGTGAAATGAACTTACCAAACTTCAATTCATCTCTAGTGATTTCAGAAGCACGACCTAAAGAAAATCCTGTGTCAGCTTCTAAACGTGAAACTGGAACATTCAATGACTTAAACATTTTCTTTTGAAAATACAATACGTCATCAATCTCTCCAAGATTCTGTCCACCTGATAGTGTAGTAATCTCTGTACCTTTACCGCCTTCTCTACGTGGCAACCAAAAGTCTTCAAGCATTGTCTGATAACGTCTATCGTCACGAATCTCACCAGTGTTTGCATCGTACACTAGTTTGTTTTTATACTTCTGCATAATTTCACGCAAGTACTGCTCTGCCTTCATCTTAGGCAAGTTACCTACGTCAATGTAAAAGATTCTACGTTCTGGTGCTCTTGAAATACGATAGATAACTGTCGCATCTTCAAGCATACGCAATTGATTGAGTGGCTTGATTGCTTTGTGTAAGTGTGAAACAATAATCTTACCATCTTTGTCTGTGATGCCAGAGTTTGCGTAGCAGACTGCATCTACTGCAATCTTGATACCTTGTGTGCCATCTCTAGAAAATCCTTTATCCGAGTACATAAAGTATTCGTGATATTTTTGTGTAGTGTTTGCTATTCCTGGATTATTAGGTTGCTTTTTATCTTCACGAACTTTACGAATCTTACGTGGGTCAATGTAACGAACTTCTTTCAATCCTGCTCTAGGATTCTTATCGTCAATCAACATGTGATAGTACAAGCGTCCATCAACATACCATCTACGAAAGATATCGTAGCCTTGATTGTTGAAGTCAAGTAGTTTCATTACATAGTAAAACTCATCACGAATCATTTTCTTAATTGATTCGGGTTGTTGAAGTTTATCTAAAATAATTTGAACTGGATAATCACCATCTTCAAAGACTAGTGCTTCATTCACAATGTCTTCAATTGCCGCATCGCATTCTGGCTGAAGTGCCATCTCACGATATTTTTTAATTAAGTCAGCATCGCTTCTAATCTGACCTTCAAGGTCCATGTATGTACCGTATACACCACCACCTGAAATCGATACTGCCGCATCATCATCGGTAGGTGTGACAAACGATTTTAACTGTTCTGCTTCAACATCATCTTTACCAATTTTATAACCAAAAAGTTTTATCGCCATATTTGAGTCTCTCTAAAAAGAAATGGGGGCGTAATAGCCCCCATTATTGACAACTATTACGCAATTATTTATGTTGCGTAAAATTCATTATTTAAATCTTTTTATCCAGCCACACTCGCATTAGGTACTGTAGCATCACTACCAGCTTCAGAAGTACCACCAACATCCAAATAGTGATATTGGAATGTAACAGTAAATTCTTGAACTGCGTCTGTAGTGTCATAAGACAAATCGATAGCAGAAACATCTGTTGGGAATGCATCAATCAAGTCGTACACTCTTGCAACTGTACCATCAGGTCTCAATTGTTTAACTGTAATCTTGCAACGATATGAATCTGTTCCGTCTCTTAGTGAATTCTCACCATCAACGTCAATGATGTTTTTCATCCAATTGTCGAAAGATTTACGCACGTTCTGTGAGTCATCATTAACAATTGTTGCTGTCCAATCTGCGTATGTTCTATCACCAGGAATCTTGATTCGTCTTCCTCTGAATGGAACTTCAATTACACCCAATGTAAATGCTGGAATAGCACCAGACTTACATAGAATGGAAAGATTGCTTAGGTCAACACCTTCGATAGTTGTGTCTGGTTCAATTTCAATTCGGAATAAATTTGCCTTTGAACCACCATTTAGCTTTTGTCTAAATGTATTAATATTGAAAAATTCGTTTGCCATTTTTTATTCCTTATTCGAATGTAAAGTAGTCATAAGACCAAGTTACAGTAAACTCTTCAAGCGTATCTGTAGAGTCATAAGATAAGTCAATGGTACTGATATCACTAGGCCAGCAGTTAACTAGCGTGTATGAGTAAACTACATCACCAGCTTGGTTAAGCTGTTCAACTAAAATAGTGGAGAAGTCTGTTGCATCTCCTCCAGTTAATGTTTTAGATGTTGTTGAGTTGTAGTCTGTAGTACCGTATTCTTTTTGTAGATTCTCTAACGCTTCTCTGATTGTGTGATTGGAGTCATTGATGACTGTTGTTGTCCAGTCAGCAAATGTTCTGTCTCCAGCCGCTTTGAATCGTCTACCGGCTGCAAATGGAACTTCAATAACACCTACTGTAGAACCAGGCAACTGAGCCGCCTTGCACAAGTAGGTGAAATTTTCATTCAAATCTGTAGATAGTCCAGATAGAGTAACTCTAAACAAATTTGAACGGGCGCCCGTATTAAGGACGTCCTTCAAATTCTGAATTGTTGTAATTGCCATATAATTCTCCTTATGTATTCTCTATTATTTATGCGGCAATTTCAGCAAATGTAGCGGAACCTCTTACAGAGACAAAGTTAAGTTGAATGAAGTTAACAGAACGGATTGGTTGTACGAAAATATCGCAAACGAATTCGTTAGAATTTACTACATCTTCTGGATTGTTTGATTCGTCACAAACAACTCTGAATGCTGTAATACCTCTTCTAGACTGAACGCTTCTCAAGTAAGGAACAACTAGACTTACGAAACCGCTTCTTGTTGTTGCATCATTTTGGTCAAACAATACATTGTCTGCGGCTTGTCCAATTGTCTTTTGCAATTCGATGAACAATCTACGAACGTTGACACGGTTCATTGAAGTGTTCTTCAATGTGAATGTCTTGTCACCAAACAAGATTGTACCACGACCAACTTGTGTGATAACTGGATTGATGGCTGCCTTGTACAATGTGTCTCTGTCAGCTTGCGTTGGATTGTATGCTAAACGAACTAAGTTTTGAACACGACCATTGTTGAATCCAGCTGGAGACAACCATGGCTCACGATTCAAATCGTTACGTGCCATGCAACCTGCTGTGTCAGCATTCAATGGAACATAAACATATGTGTCATTGTATTTGTCGTACTGATATTTCCAACCGCTGTCTGCAACTGCATATGTAGAACGAGAAACTGTGTCTGCCCATGTTGCAATAGCAGATGCTTCAGAACCAGCATTGTTAACAACGTTTGCTCTCAATGGAGAGATACAAACAACAACGTCTTTTCTAGCTTCAGCAACGTCAGCGATAATTCTGTTTGCTACTGTAGCAGATGCTTGACCAGCAACGATAATAGATGCTGGAACTTCTTGCTTGTTACCAAGTAAGACATAAGCTGTTGCTCTATCGCCGTCTGTCAATGCGTTACCATCAGAACCACCAGCCAAAGTATACACTTTAGGAGTAGCTACTGCTGTGTAAGTTGTAGCAGACAATGTGTTGCCCCAATTTGCGCCAGAGTTTTCGTGTGCAGTCCACCAAATGTAGTTAGAACGGTCGTTGATAGCAGTTCTGTAGTAGTTAGAACCACCAGAGTCTGCTTTAGCGTCAGAACCTTTAGAAAGATATGCATATTTTTCTAAAACTGTACCTGCTGTACCTGTGATTGCGCCAGTCTTGTCGGCAACAACAACGTGTAATTCATCATTAGTTGCGCCAGCGGCTGTTCCTGCTGTAGATGTTCCTGGTGCAGTATCAAACTCACCAAAATATTCCCAACGGCGTGTTGCTGTAACACCAGATGCACCAGTTAAGTGTGCAGACTCTAATGTCAATGATGTTGTGTTAGCAATTGCAGTAACTCTAGTTGCACGACCACCCAATACAAGAATGTCGCCAACTTGCATTTCTGTGTTTGCGGCTGTTCCAACACCAGTAACTGTTGTGGAACCTGCTGTTACGCTATATGTACCAGTCAATGAACTTGTGTATGCGGCCGCACTTGGGCATAAAGAAACTTTAAGTGCATTCCCTAATGCGCCAGAGTAACGAGCCGCCCATGGACCAACGTTCCAAGATGCTGTATTGATATATACGTCATCATTTTTGATAGATGTACCAGTACCTGCTGTACCAGAACCTGTTGTCGCTTCTGCTGTAGCATTCAAAGCTGTGTTTGCGGCACGAACAACGAACAATGAGCCAGAATAGCCCAAAAAGTTAGCGGCTGACAAAAAGTCAACAGCGTTAGTTGCATTTGGTGCGCCAAATCTATTAACTAACTCGGTTTCGTTTGCAACCTGTACTGGTTTGTCAATAGGACCCCAACGGAACTGACCGGAAAAACCGCCAGATGTTGAAGATACTGCCTGTGAGGAAGATACCAAATCTGTTTCGGTAATCTTGATTCCTGGTGAAATTAGACTTATAGCCATTGAATTCTCCTTGTTATAATGATGTTTTGTTGTTAGGTTTGTTTAATTTATTTATAAAAAATCAGATTTGTGATAATTCTCTACCTGCCAGACCTGTCCACTTACATCGACTAATTGATTTTCTTCTTCGCCATTATTTATGAAGCCGAAAGGGGTGACTTCCTCTTCAATCATTTTAATTCTCGCTTCGTACAATTCTTTTCTAATATTAATATTTGTTAGTTCTTTAAAGTACGTGTTTGTCGTTAGCCAAGAGAATAACACTAACGGCATAACTAAATCATCGTGATATCCCTCATCCGCAGAGTAACTATTCTTTCTTTCAATGAATGTTGAAATTTCTGATATAGTATCTGCGTCAGTAATAATAAGTTTTTTCTCTTCTACCATAGACTTGAAGTTAGAACACCCAATGCGTTTAACTTTCTTGTCCGTGATAACTCCGAGTTGAGTTTTTCCTCCACCAAATCCCCCATTGACAACTTGCCCCTGAGGTGTTCGATTGACTGAAATAATATTCTCATACTCATATTCTCCGTAGAGAATTTCTGCAACTTGTTCTGATGAATTAATTTCAATCAAAACATATGCTTCGTTATATTCTTTGCCAATTCTGTAAAGTACTGATGGATACAGAAGTGGACTGATTTCATTGTTTCTGTATTTACCCACAATCTTGTATGGCATCTGAGTTATATCAATAATCTGAAATGCTGAGTAGTCACCACCAACACCTTTAGCTGTGTCTGCAACGATACAATATGCGTGGTCTTTTTCAACCTTCTCATAAATGTCAAGCCCATCTTTCTGATACATGATAGGTTTAGCTGACATTTGTGCGATAGAGTCTGATGCAATTAGAGTCAAGCTAGACCCTAAGAAGTTACATAGAACCTCTTGATTGAACTTCAACTCACCAAGTAGTTTGCGTTGAGTATTAGCCCATGCTTCATCACGTCCAGGAATCTCCCAATACGGAATAAACAGATTGACGAATCCGTTTCTGTCACTCTCTGCATCATTCCAGAACTTCCAGAAATGATTGTATCCTAGTGGAGTAGAACTTAACAGAATCTTTGTTGTTTCACCAGCAGAAATCGTAGGATAAACTGAGGTGAAGAATTGTTCTGCTACATTGTTCGGTATGATAGCGGCTTCGTCAACATACAATAAGTTAACTGACTTACCACGAATACCAGATGCGCTTGTTGCGGCTGTGAATACTACTGAGCCATTCTCTAAAGCAATGTCACCTTTGTTCCATGTAGTGACACCTTGTTGTAACCAACCAGGAAGATTCTCATACATGATTTGATATCTGTGTAAAACTTCTCTAGCCGCAGTTGCTTTGTTTGCTAGAATCGCTACAGTTTTGCTAGATTGGAATAGAGTGTACCAGAGAATGTAAGCGGCTGAGGTTGTTGTCTTACCTTGCTGGCGACCTTCCATAAGAATAACTTTACGATTCTCATGGATAACTTTTACTTTGTTCTTCTGGCAGTCATAAAGTTTGAATGCCTGAAGCCCGTGGTCTAGCGTGACAATCTTACAATAATTCTCAATGAAGTATATCGGATCGTCAGCACACTTAATGTACTCTTCAATTTCATCTTTTGTGAAGTTGAGTGGTACGTTAGATGCTTTTAAAAGAGAATTTCCTAGATAGGATTTTGCTGTCATCTCTTACCTATTAACTTTTGTAACTCTGCTGTGCTACCAACAAACAATGCATTCGTTACATGCTGTGGTTGTTGTGTGTCATCTTTTTTACTCTTCAAGTCTTTTACTTTTTTACCCAAATCTAACAAATCTTTGTTAGTGTCTGACAATGTTTTAATCAACTGTCCAACAACTTCATATGCTCTTGGAGACTCACCTTCTTTAGCCAAGAAGATAATGTTTTCCATAGCAACTTTGCCTTGCTCAATGAATAGCTTTAGATTCTCTCTTGCATATTCATAGTCAGCATCAATTGATTCATCATTCGGTGCGCCAGTAGCAACAGGTTCTTTAGCTTGTTCTACTACTGCGGGTAATACTTGTTCGACAATCTTACCTTGCACATCAAAAATATCATTCAATTTATCATCAACTGTTTTTTTCATTTTAAGGTTTGTATCCATTGTCATTAATTTGTGTTTCGCTTACATTGAATTCTGCATCGCCAGTAAACGTTTGTGTAGAAATAATTGCTCTATCAATTGAGCCGTCTAAAATAAGATTAACGTCATCTTTGATAATGTACTTGAACTTATTGACAGGTCCGAATAGATATCCTTTAATGATAAAATCTAATTGCCAAGTCTGAATTCTACGTGATTCAAAGTCACCTTCGTATGAATCGGATGCAGTTATAGATTGTAACTCAATTGGAACGTCCATATTTAAACTTAACTCGGGCACCATTTTCATAGTAACAGTAAAGTCTGGCGTAAAGAATGGTACAATTTGTTCTACAATCTGTGTGCCATCTTCAGTATTTCTGACAAGTACGTGTAGAGAGAAACTGAAGTCGTATGGAACTGGAGAATACATATAATTAAAATCTATACCACCAGTGTTAACGCCCTTAGTTATCTTATGTCCTGTGTTTAGTTTACGGCTTGGTGCATATGACATGCCAGTAAACTCAAAACCTAGTCGTGGCAGAGTAGCGGCAATCTCACGATTTAACGTAGGGTCGCTTACAACTCTTTGAATGAATTTCTGTTTTGGTCCATATTCAATAGGAACGTTTAACGTTTGAATTTTAGTTCCCGTATCGTTATATCTGTCAACTTGAATTTCGTTAAACAGATTACCAAACATAATTACGTAACGTCTTAGCGTTCCGTGATAAAAGTCGTGTCCAAACATCATATTAGAAAGTCCTTGTCGATGCGAATGGGTTTTGTTCTGAGAAGTCTAGAATATCATCATCGATAATTTTCTGTCCAATTGCTTCATTGTCTGCGGCAACTTCGAATGCGACAACAACATCTGCTTCATTGATAATGAATGTTCCATCTTCAAGTAATAGCAAGAAGTTTTCTTCGTCAAGCATTTTCTCATCGTTTGCTGTTGACATGCTGTACTGAGATTCAATGTTATCAATGTCAGTAACTTCAGTATCAATACGTTCGCTAGAGTATTCGAATCTATCACAACGCATTTCGTATGTGTATAGTTTACCTAGCTGAAAGAAGTTTTCAATGTTCTCTGTGAATTTAATTTCGTACATGTAACCAAGCATAGGAATCCAAATCAAATCTCCCTCTCTTGGTCTTAGAATACTTGCGTAGTCGTATGATTGTTCGTCTAGTAGATATTCACCATCTTCATTTTTCATATTGTAACCATACTCTGTTATGAATGATGGCTTCAATGATTGTGTGAAACGTTTCTGTGCAACAACAAACGTGATAGATTCGTCAATTTGTAAACCAAACTTAGAAAGAAAGTCTTCTTGTCCTTGAAATCCATCAAAACTTTTAATGTACAACTCTAACTCAAGTGCATCATCAAAAATCATAGACGCATCTTCGCCGTAAATCGTATCTAAATTTACGTGCGTTCTTGGTAGGTAATAACCATCTACACCATAAATCTTAATAGATTCTATGACTAAATCTTCAACAAGATTTTGTTCCTGTTTGACAGGAGTGTACTGATTAAAATAACGATTACGTGCCATGGTTAGCCTAACATATCAGTAACAGGTAAAGAATATGTGCTAATCATTTCAGCTTCCATAGCTTGAATTTCATCTGTAGCTTCGTCATATATCTTTTGCCCGTTAAATGTAATTCCTCCTGGCATAGAAAGTCCTTCAAACTTTTTCAAGTTTTCGCCCCATTGCTTTTTGATTTGTGATGTGCAATATCTTTGTAGCCATCTGTCGTTATAAACATCTGTGTATGTATCAGGGTTTATTTTTTGATACGCTTCAACAATAATGTATTCTCCGAGAACAACTTTCTCGCCCCAATAAATGTCTATATAAAGTTTATTTGAGTGTCGCTGAAAACGAATAGCTTGTTTACCAACGAATAATTCTTCAGCTAAAGCAACGTTCTGCAATGCCATGTAGTATGGTGCAAAAGGACCTGTATTAAAAGCAAACAAATCGTTAAGTGCAATCTGATATCTCAAATTGAATAGATTGTTCGTAGAATAGCTGTTACCCAATGCAAGAATATTGACCACGCCAATGACGGAATCATCTATCGAAAGATACTTATTGTCAATGTCTGTTTGTGTAACTTGATGTGCTAGATAGACTTTTTCTGTTGCGTCATAGTGATAGTCGTAGTAATATTGAAATGCAATCTCTATGCAATCTTCAACTTGTTCGTCAGCTACGTTTATCTCTAGGAGAGGCGCACCTAGTCTTCTAAGACAGAACTGTTTGAATTCTTCTCTTGATGCTGGTTTGCTTGTACTCATTTACTTATGCCCCTTAATGAATTTCATCTTCTATTTATAATAAGGTGAAAAGTAAAAAACCCACCGAGAGGGTGGGTTTATAGATGCATATTTTTAAAAAGTATTATACGTAATTTCCGCCAGTATTAATCCAATTCGGATCACCTGCGGCACTAGCATACCAAATTCTTATGAGACCACCAGCACCATAACCACCCGAATAATAATCACCGCCAGCACCACCAAATGATCCACCACCTGGACCTGAAGAACCGGCACTGCTTGAGTCAACGCCACTATCATTACTCAAACCGCCAACAGGCCCAAGCCCTCTGTATCCACCTTCACTGGTTCCAACACCTCCGGCATATCCATAGATGCCACCAGCAGTTCGGTCGGCAGGATTGGAGGTGCCCATTTTTCCTCCTCCGCCACCAAAACCAAGACCGGTACCTACGGGACTACCGATTGTAGCTGATCCTCCTGCGTGTGCATATGCACCAGACAATGCAACGCTAACCGATTCCGCCGCTGGTGACGGGCCGCCGTAATCGCCAGAACTTCCACCTCTGCCTATTGAAATATTTGTGCCTACATACTGTTCACCGGCATTTCCTGTCAGGGATCCACTAGAACCAGGGCGAGATCCACCAGGAGCGTACATCAATACTGTACCGCCACGTTTAAGAGATGTGTTACCTCCATTACCGCTAGGGCTGCTCGAACTCCCTTTGCCACCTTTGCCAACTTCACACGTTAAAGTTTCTCCCGGAGTTACTGTGATAAATCCTTCAACTCCAGCACCACCCTGACCAGACCTAATATTTTCCTCATTGCCATTTGCCCCACCGCCAGCACCAATACAAATTGCTCGAATTTTAGTACATCCTGTAGGAACAACAAAACTGCCTGTACCAAACTCGCCAAAGCCAAATCCTGTACTCCACATTTCAACGCCGTAGTTACCTAAAACTAATTGTCCACTTAAACCAGATGGAACCGCACTTAGTGTTCCTAGAGCGGCCGCAGTCGAGACTGCACTACTTGGCGAAGATGCATCAGATGTTCCAATAGCGTTTGTTGCTGTTACTGTGAATGTGTAGCTTGTTGAAGCTGTCAATCCAGTAACAGTTAATGGGCTAGATGCACCAGTTGCAGTTAATCCACCCGGACTTGATGTGACAGTAAAACCGGTGATTGCAGAACCGCCGTTGTTTGCTGGTGCGCTAAACGACACACTCATCGTGGTCGTTGTTGCACTTCCTGCACTTACTCCTGTTGGTGGATCAGGTCTAGTTGCACCTGCACCACCAATCATCATTGCTCTAATAGACATTAGGTTAATCCTCCACCATTGATTACGAACTCATTAGTAGCAACACACAGAACCGTACATACGCCTCTCAATGCAAGACTTCTATTACCTGTATTTGATGTACCAGCTTGTCTCAATGTTACGCTACCGCCTTGAGTGATAGTGATTGTAGACGCTGAGTTGTTGTAGATTGTAAAGTTATCACCAACTGCGAATACGCCAGATGGAACTGTCACACCTGCTGTAGTGTTAATGAATCTACCAATGTCAGCAACTGTCGCTGTATATGAACCAGACTGTGCATTTGGAGACAATGCTCTTAAGTTTCCATATTGGTCATGCACTATGTCTGCATGAACTCGACCAGCAACACCAACACCACCCGTTACAATAATAGTACCTGTCGTGTTACTTGTAGAAGCTGTACCACCAACTGCTTCAACTGCACCTAGATACATTGTTGAATACGTTGCACCAGTAAAGTTAACTGTGTTTGATGGTCTGTTAGAGATACCAGAGA